TCCGAAAGGACCGTGCTTCCTCCTGAAACTAGGAGGCTCTGCTCTCGTGTGAGCGTCTCGCTTACAAAGGAAGAGTAACCAAAGGGGATGTGAGTTGAGAAGCCACGTCTTGGGGGTCGGAGACGGCCAAGTGTGAAAATCCTTACACTAACCCATAAAGGTACTGAAACTTGTAATTCTGAGGACGTTTACCAAACGTACTATCTAGCTACGTTAGTAATACTGACGTGTTGGAAATAAAGGACTTGCAAGACCGGACTCCGCGGCGGTCGGGGGGGTTAATCCTCGACAGGCTGCGGTGAGACCGGACTGGAATTTAATCCATACCCATTTCTGGGAGTCTGCGGCCCACCCTCGGGACCGGCTAGTCACCGTGAACAGGGTGGAAACCGAAGTTGGAAACTAATTCCGAAATGAAGTTAACATCTGGTATTTATACCAAGAGACGCGAACTCTGCTGCCGTTCTGGAGTAGCTGTTCGGCCACATTTTGTGCGTGACGCGAATGACCTAATAAGTCAGCCACCCTAACCGGTGATAGCAATGTACGCGGGAGGTGTATCCGGCAGTGAAACAATATGTTCTGCGCGGAGGAGCCAGGTTATGCGCGACCACATGGGGGCGTTTATACCGGAGTTGGTATGTTGCCAACGTTGAGGAGTCATAAACCTCTCAAGGTGTTCCCATGCGGGGCGAGGTGAATGTCATCTTCCACCTGTTAAAGAACAGGCGGGTGGAAGAACTCACCCTTTCTTAAACCCCTAGCAGTTAACCAAAGTATATAATAATTACTTATAAAAGCAATGATCATAACACTTTTCCTCTTTTCAGCCTTCCTTGGTATCTCGCGATACTTTAAGTTACATGAAGTACTTGTAGGCTTAGTGAGCCAGTCTCCTGAGCTATACGCAGGGATAGCATTGATACTTATCGTTATCCGAGTTTGGATCGCAATAAATAAATATTATCCAATGGTAGTCGCTTTCGTTACCTCTATATCAAATCTGTCCGCCAAAGCAGACGCGATTAGTAGACGGTTTCCGTTCTACGAAGACCGGGATCCAAATAAAGGGTCCCCGTTTAAAGGTTCTAAAAGACCTTATTCGACAAAGGCCGTAGAGGCGAAACGCGCTCCATTCGGGCCTCGTGCGGGGGTACCTCACCTGGTTGGTGAAGTATTCCCACGGGTTGTTAACTCGACTTCAATCATGAAGACGAGTTCTAAACGACCGCTTTTGACTCCTAATAAGAGTTCTCAAGCTGGTAAAGGGGCAAAAAATATGTCTCTTTATCACAGCACGTTACTCAGATTAAACTTCAAATTAGATAAAATCCAAGACTATCTCGCCGTAAAAGGCGGGACTCGTGTGATGCCAATCCTGAAAGGGCTGGCAATCTTCACGGGGACTCGGAACACCGTATGTGTCGTTAGATTTCTTTATTCTTTCGTAGCAAAGTGCCATACACTGATTAACAACCAGGGGGCAAAAGGACTTGTTAAGTTCCTGAAAGCCGCGGGGATTTCTTTACAGCAATCCCTGGGGGGGCATCTCGTGAGAGATGTCGCAACACTAGGTGCCAGAATTTCTCGAACGAAAACTGGTATACCCAGGTTTATCCCCGTCGTAATTCGGATTAATATCCGTCGCGGGGATTCAGCCTATATTCGACTTGTTCAAACTCTAATTAATATTTTTAGAGTTATCAAGTTCGTCGGGGCACTGAAGTTGGATACAATCACGGCGGCTTCTACCGCTACCGGGCTACTAACCCGGGAAATAATGGGATTTATTCCACTATTTCTGAATTTATTTGTGTTCAATAGGTTCACTCGTCGACAGGTAACTACTTTAGTATACCGGTTTGCGAGAGGACCGATCCTCCCCTTGTTCAAGGGAGGACCAGGTGCCCTGGGGATAAAAGGTTATTGGAATACCCATCCTATCGTTATGGCTAAAACCTTAATCGGTATGATGCGCTTGCCTCGGGTTTGGGAGTCATTCCTCGGTTTGGTTACGCTTAGTCACAACTTTGCGCTAGCCAAGCTGGTGGATGCTTTCCAACCACTTCGGTATCTTACCGGTCTTTTGATCGCGGTACCGAAGGGGGCCAAGGTAGTATTTCAATATTTACAAATCGAGCCTCAGAGAACCATAGGTAAACTAGGGTTTAAAGAGGAGGCGGCTGGGAAAGTTCGGGTTTTTGCTATGGTAGATGGATGGACTCAATGGGTGTTAAAGCCCTATCATGAGACTATCTTCCACATTCTTAAGAATATTAAGATGGATGGGACGTTCAATCAGATCGCTCCAATCTACAAACTTAAACCTAGCCGCGGACTTTGGTCATTGGACCTTTCCGCCGCGACTGATAGATTGCCAATTTCGATCCAGCGGGAGCTCTTAGGAGCCCTGTTTGGTTTTGAGTTCGCAGGCTATTGGGCGAATCTTCTGGTCGGTAGATTCTATAGTGCGGTTATTGAAGAGAAACCACTTCTTCTTAAGTACACTGTAGGTCAGCCGATGGGAGCTCTCAGCTCTTGGGCTAGTCTAGCCATCACGCACCATTTTCTGGTGCAGGTTGCCGCATGGAAAGCGGGCAAACCTCGGGATAGACTATATACTAACTACGCGGTGTTAGGGGACGACGTGGTTTTAGGTGATAAGAGCGTTGCTCTGAAATACCTACAAATCATGGAGTCTCTAGGAGTGGGGGTTAATACCTCCAAGTCACTCCTATCACCAAGGGGAACTGCACTAGAGTTCGCAAAACGAACTTTAGTAAAAGGGGTCGATGTTTCTCCAGTCGCATTCAAGGAATTTTATGCGGCTTCGAGAAACTTGGGAGCTTTTATCCAATTAGTCAAAAAGACTAAAATTGGTTTGGCTCCTGCCCTGCAGGCAATGGGTGTAGGATGGCAAGTCCGTTCGTGGTTGAACAAACCACTTGGGAAACTGTCAGCCCGAATCCGATTGCTGATCTTGGCGATTAACATACCTACGACTGCGGAGGAGGCTCGCTCATTCTTTGAGTTGGGTCAATGTCGCTTTCCTAGGTACCGGGTAGATTCTACAATGGTAATGGCCTGGTTCGTTGAGCAAGAGGCTACGAGACTCTTTCGAGTCATCCATAGTCTTGCACCCTTGAGCAAGGGAGGTGAACTCTCTAGCTCGTGGGCCGCTCAACTTGCCCGGACATTGGCATTGTCGGATCTAGGGCTAGGTATTCCTGAAGGGGAGAAATTCCCTTGGGAACCCTGGTCCTGGCACTCTGAGTGGACCGAGGCGGATTTACACCTTGGTACCACTTCAGGAGTGGTCAGAATGATGGCCGTAGCCTTCCGGAAGCTTATTCTAGCAACCCGGGAGGGTATGACCCTACACTGGCAACGGGATCTTAATAGATTAGCCAAGACTGTCTGGGAGCTTATGCACCTGGACATCGAGGCGTCTAAGAAAGATTTCGCTAATATATATATATCCTTCATTGAGGCACAGCGAGAACTCGCTGCATACTCAAGGGTAGTGCTCGCTGAGGCGCGTCCCAATCCACCCGAGGACCATGGAATCATGGATCCCCTCCAGGTGAGATTGTGGAAGCGTTACTCGGCTTTGCTACAAGGGTCTAAAGTGCTGGACAATCAGGTCGAAGATCTGATGGAACAGTTTCTAGAGAAAGTGGTTGACAAAGCAAATGCTAAGTTGGCGAAGACACCCGCGAAAGCGGATGAGATCGTCCCACTGACTCCCGAAATTGATCCGATCGAGGATGCAGTTATGGCTTACAAATTTTTCTGTAAGGCACAATTTCATGAGGGTCATTACGACCCTTGGGCACCCATTAGTAATCTTGGGCCAACCCATTCGTACAGCTGGAAGAGACTCTTCAAATTAATTTTGGAGGCTCTTATCCATATTTAACTTAATCAACACAGAATACGTACCGAGTTACAGTAGAACCAGCGAGGTTATTTCTAACCTTGTCTGAAATCTCTACGCAAATTGATATATCGCATCTGAGCGACGTCTGTCACGGAAAATACGGGAAACCGTT